GGCCGCGCGAGGTATTCGACGCGGTGGATGACGAGCCAGGGCAGCCGGACGCAATGCCGGCGCTAGGCGTGGACACGGCGCGCGCATGACCGCAGGCTGGCGCGATTCGAGCGCGGGGGGGGGCACCCCGGCGTTCGGAGCGAGCCTTGTTCCCCGTGGTCCACCCCATCCGCCTTTGTTGATTCTCAATTTTTTTCTCCTGGTTTTTCTCCTCTTTTTTCCCTTGGGTTCATTGGGTCAGCCGGTCGTTTCTGACTGGATTGCCGAGAGTTCTGCTCCGGCCTATGGATTTCGCGCCCAGGTTGAAAGATTTTCCGGGTTTGGTGTGGTTGACGACTCGGTGCTCACGGTTGGGGCGCAGGTGAATGCGGTGAATCGGAAGGGGGTAAATCAGATTGTTTTTGGGATTGCGACGGAGGCGTGGGCGGAGCAGGGGAGTGTTAGTCGCTTGGTGGGGATTGAGGCGACGACGATCAATCGGGAGCCGAGGAATTGGGTGCGGAAGATTGCGATGTGGGCGACGTTCAAGAATCGGCCGGATGTCGACTATTTTTCACCGCCGGCGGATGCGGCGAACATGGACAGTCAGGCGTTGCGGATTGAGTCGCAACCTGGGACGGGGTTTGAGCGAGGGTTGGTTTTTGCGGCGGAGTCGTTGCGAGCGTCGAGGGTGGGTGAGGCGGTGGTGGTGGATTTTCGGGAAGTTGGGTTGGAGCGGATGAAGGGTTGGGTATTGGTGCGCTATCCGGATGGTTGGTGCGAGTTCTACGCGGGCGCGGGGCGGAAGGAAGTGCGGGAGTGTGCGCGATGAACGGATTGGCGCGGGATTACTACTCTCCGGGGCCGGTGGTGACGGGGTTTTTGGAGTCGAAGTCGTTCGTGCGCGGGATCATGGGGCCGTTCGGAAGCGGGAAATCGACGGCGTGCATCATGTCGAGCTTGTTGTGTTCGGCGAAGCAGCCGAAGGATCGGGAGGGGAAGCGGAAGTCGAGGGGAATCATCATCCGGAACACTTATCCCGAGTTGCGGATGACGACGATCAAGACCTGGCATCAGTGGATCCCGGAGTCGTTGGGGCGGTGGCAGTCGATTGGTCCGCCGACGCACTACGTGCCGGGTCCGGACGGGTTGGACATGGAGGTGTTGTTTGTTGCCTTGGACAATCCGGACGATGTGGCGAAGTTGTTGTCGTTCGATGCGACGTGGGCGTGGGTGAACGAGGTACGGGAGATACCGAAGGCGATCATTGATGCGTTGACGGGGCGGGTGGGGCGTTATCCGCCGCGGGATGATTCGATTGGGGTGGTGTGTGTGGATCCGCAGATCGTGATGGACACCAATCCGCCGGATTCCGACCATTGGTACTACGCCTTGGCGGAGAGGGACACGTCGACGGAGATGGGGTTGGAGTTGGTGGAGAGTTTGGACGCGGCGGAGAGCGAATTGCGGCGGAATGGGATTCTGCCCGAGGGTGTGCCGTTGTTCGAGTTCTTTCGTCAGCCTGGCGGGCGGTCGGCTGGGGCTGAAAATCTCGAGAACTTGCGGCCGGGGTACTACGAGCTTTTGGCGGCGGGGAAAAATTCCGATTTCGTCAAGGTGTACGTCGATGGCGAGTACGGTTTTGTGCGCGATGGCAAGCCGGTGTACCCGGAGTATGTGGATTCGGTGCATTGCCGTGCGTTCGAGGTTTCACGTGAAACACCGATCCGGATTGGGCTGGATTTTGGTTTGACGCCGGCGGCGACGATTTCGTTTCGTGACTTGCATGGGCGGTGGCGGGTGCGTTCCGAGGTGGTGACGGAGGACATGGGGGCGACCAAGTTTGCGGAGTTGCTGGGGCGGCATTTGCGCGAGTTCTATCCGGACAATCCTGTGGCGTCGATTCGTGGCGACCCTTCGGGTGACAATCGAGCGCAGACGGATGAGCAGACGGTGTACGACATCCTGCGGGTGGCGGGGATCGAGGCGGAGCCGGCGCCGTTGCCGGACGATCCGCTGATTCGGCGCGATGCGGTGGGTGGTTTGCTTGAGCATTGGGTGGATGGGGAGCCGCGGCTGCTGATTCATCCGGATTGCCGGGTATTGCGCAAGGGGATGGCGGGGGCGTACTGCTTGCGGCGGGTGCGGGTGATTGGGCGGGAGTCGTACCACGACAAGCCGGAAAAGAATCGGTTTTCGCACGTGTGCGAGGCGCTGCAGTACGACGTGGTGAGTGGGGGGGAGGGCAAGGCGGTGGTGCAGGTGAAGCGGCAGGGGCATAGGCAGGAGTTTGCGGATTCGGACTACAGTATTTTCAGTTGACCATTGGAGAGGCTATGAATCTGTTCAAGACCCCGAAGATACCGGAGCCGACGCCGGTTGCAGCGCCGTTGGTGCCGACGATAGATCAGGCGGCGATGAATACCGACTACACGGACAAGATGCGGCGGCGGCGTGGCGCGGCGGCGACGAAGTTGGTGCCGGAGGGTGCATTCCAGGCGGCGCCGGTGGGTTCGGCGCAGTTGCTCGGGCAGTAGATGGCTCGTCCCGAAGGCATCCGCGACTCGGCGAAGGCCGCGGCGCGGCGCCGTATCGGGATCACCGAGGACGAGGATCTGCCGCACCTGACGGCAGGCAGTGGGTCATTGACGATCAAGGACGAGGGCGTCGTCGTGCAGACGCTCACGACGACGATCGACTTCATCGGCGCGGCGGTGGTGGCGGCATCGACGGGGCCACAGTCGGCGAGCATCACGGTGACGGCGAGCGGCGGCGGCACGCTGCAGTCGCAGGAGTTCACATCAAACGGAACGTGGACGTGGCCGACTGGGGTAACGGCGGCATGGATCACGATGGTTGGTGGCGGCAATGGCGGTAATGGATCGTTTGTTGCTCTTACCGGGGCTGGTGGTGGCAGTAGTGGGGAATTTGCTGTTGCCTTTCCTGTAGCGAAACAGGCGGCTACAGCCACGGTGACAATCGGCGCTGGCGGTGCTGGCGGGGCGGTCAATACCCCCGGAACGGCGGGTGGAGATACGAGTTTTGACACGATAACCGTACTCGGCGGTCGTGCTACCGGATCTATCAACAGCGGGGGGATTGGCGGCGGACCAAAGGGCGGCGCTTCGAGTGTTGCGGGGACGATAGAGACAATCATCCATTTCGGCGGCAGTGGTGGCGGCATTGGCGGGACTGGCGGCGGCAATGGCGGTAGTGCGCCGGGTACTGGCGGTTTTCTGTTGGGTGCCGCTGGCGGTACTTTGGTTGGCGGGCAGGCAGGCGGTGGAGGCGGCGCGAGTTCGATATGGGGTAAGGGCGGCGTTGGCGGTAATGGTGGCGTAGCCGGCACCGCTGCGTCGGCAACGGCGTATGGTTCAGGCGGCGGAGGAGCTGGCGGATTCGCGGGCGGGAAAACTGGCGGAAATGCTTGCGCTGGATACTGTCTAGTTATTTGGGTTGGCTAATTAATGGGCAAGATGCAATGCCAGGAGTTCACTGCGTCTGGAACATTCGATGTCCCGGCGGCTGTTAGTTGCGTTTGGATTGCGATGGCCGCTGCTGGCGGGGGTGGCGGTGGCCCAACGTCAAGCGGATCAGCCGGCGCGCCTGGGGGTGGTGGCGGTGGCGAGTGCATGTTCGGCGGCATGGTGCATGTAACCCCAGGAGGAACACTGGCGATTACGTGCGGAACTGGCGGAACGGGTGGTGGGTTCGGTCCGTCGGGAGGGGCTGGAGGAAAAACGATAGTTGGTGGTTTTGAATGTGAGGGGGGGTTGGGCGGAACTGCAACGCAAGGAGGGCGTGGGGGAGGGGTTGATAGTGGCGGCGGCGGACTTATTGCATCCGCTGACTCGTCTGGCAATCCTGGTGCTTCGCCATTCGTGACCAAGGGACTGTTACATTTTTCAGGGGCCGGGGGGGGTGGCGGTGGCGATAATGCCGCGTTCGGCAAGGATGGCGGCGACGGAGGCTCGATGGCCGGTGCGTTCAGTTATACGGCAGTGCAGGACGGCATTGCCGGGATTGGCGACGGGTCAGCGAATGCTGGCGGTGGCAATCCAGGCAAATCGCCGTGGGGGGCTGGTGTGCTAGGCGGGAACGCATTAACAGCCGGAACCGATGGGACGACTCATGGGACTGGCGGCGGCAGTGCAGGCTATAACAACAGTGCCGGATTAGCTGGGGGCAAAGGTACGAACGGGTATGTAATGGTTTCGTGGATTGCATAACAGGGAAATCGAATGGCCTACGATGCGGAAGCGCTTTTGAGAAGGCAGGGGCAGCTTGAAACGCTGCGTTCGAATTTCGATTCGCATTGGGACGAAGTGGCCGACTATGTGCTGCCGAATTCTGCGCGCTTCCAATCCATTCTCACGCCTGGTGTGCGCAAGATGGAGAAGGTGTTCGACTCCACGCCGATCGCAGCCAACGAGTATTTTGCCGCGGCGATGCAGTCGATGTTGACTCCGGCCACGCAGCGATGGCATCGGCTCACGCCGGTCGATCCTGAGCTTGAGGACGACTATGAAGTGCGCGACTGGTGCGATGAGGCGACGGATGTGCTGTTTCATCTGCGTTATTCGACGCGGGCGCAGTTCGGGCAGGCGATCGGCGAGGCGTTCCTTTCCTTTGGTGCATTCGGCAATGCGGTGATTCTGGTCGAGGACAATCGCGGACAACATCTGGTCTACAAGGCGGGGCATCCGAAGGAGTTCTACTACGCCGAGAATCAATGGGGCGTGATCGACACGATGCACCGCAAGTTTGAAATGAACGCGGAATCTGCGGTCGAGAAATTCGGCGATGCGATACCTGACGAAATCACCGCGGCGGCGAGGCGGGCGCCGGATACGTTATTCTGTTTCCTGCATGTGGTCGAGCGCAACACCGACAGTTCGAGCTACGAAGCACGGCGCACGCGGGGGATGTTCGCCTATCGCTCCTGTTACGTTTCTCTCACCGGACGCAAGATCGTGCGCGAGGGCGGCTATCGCAGTTTCCCGTATTCGATCGCCCGTTATTCGACGACGGCCTCCGAGACTTACGGCCGCGGGCCGGGGATTTCGGCGCTGCCCGACATTAAAATGTTGAACGAAATGATGAAGTCGATCATTCGCGCGGCACAGAAAGTGGTGAGTCCGGCTTTGCTGCTTCCGGAGCAGGGTTTAATTCAGGCGTTTTCGACGCGGCCGGATTCGTTGAATTACGGCGGCATTGACCGGCAGGGGCGGCAACTTGTAGTGCCGTTGGAAACGCACGCCAAGGTCGAGCTCGGCATGGAGATGATTCAGGATGTGCGCCGGCGGATCGAACAGGTGTTCAAGGTCGATCTGTTTCGCGTGTTGGTGGACAAGCCGGCGTCGATGACGGCGACCGAGGCGTTGATTCGGGCGCAGGAAAAGGGCGCGCTGCTGGCGCCGGTTGGGCAGCGGGCGCAGGGCGAGTTCCTTGGCAGCATGATTCGGCGCGAGATGGACATCGCGCAGGTTGCGGGTCAGTTGCCCCCCATGCCAGACGCGCTGATGGTCCGCGGAGGGCTTGGCGCAATCAAGGTCGAACACGAAGCGCCGGTGAATCAGTTCCAGAAGGCGGAGAAGGGTGTTTCGATCAACCAATTCCTCTCGTCGGTGCAGGGCATCGCCGCGGTAGAGCCGGATGCGCTGGATGCGGTGGACTTCGACGAGGTGGTGCGCGAGATGCACGACATCGCCGGAGCGCCGCAGCGCACCATGCGCACGCCCGCCGCCATCGCGGCGATCCGCCAGCAGAAGCAGGAACGAGCGCAGGCGCAGGAAATGCTTGCGGCAGCGCAGCAATCCGGCGCGGCGGCGAAGGATTGGAGTAAGGCGCAGGCGACCAACGCCAGTATGCCGCCGACCACGGGAGCGTTGCTGGGATGATCGACAGGGTGAAAACGCGGCTGGATCGGCTGTTCGGGTATCAGAAAACGGCCAGCGCGTACCGGCGCAAGCTGGGGGATCTTGGCGATCCGGACACTGTGCTGATCCTCACGGACCTCGCGCGGGAGTTGAATTACCGCAAGACCACGATCGTTCCCGGAGATGCGCTGGGAACGGCGTTCGAGGAAGGCAAGCGCGAAGCCTTTCTCTACATCACGCGCCGGTCGAAGCAGGATTCGAGCGCAGTCGAAGAAGCCATCAACGAGGAATTGACCAATGGGACCTGACGCAGCGTTATCCACACCGCCCGCACCAATCACGCCGAATCTCACGCCAGCCGCCGCGCCAGCCGCCGCTGCGGCATCGTGGTATCCAGAGCAGTTCAAGGGTTTCATGGAAACCAAGGGGAATCCGGACCCTGCGGCGTTCGTCGAGTCCTACGTCAACCTGGAAAAGTTGGTTGGGGCGGACCCCAAAACCGTCCTGCGGATGCCGAAGGAGGGTGACGTCGATGCTTGGGGGCAGTTCTACGGCAAGCTGGGTCGCCCGGAGTCGGCGGACAAATACACGCCGATCGAGGCGTTGAAGGACGATCCGCTCGCCAAGGACTTCGATGGGGTATTTCATGGCTTGGGACTCTCCGAGAAGCAGCGCACCGGCATCCTGACCACGCTGCTTGAGAAAACCGCGGCGCTGAACAAGGAAAACGACACAAAATTCGTCGAGACAGAGACAGTCAACCAGAAAAAGCGCATGGAGGCGCTTACATCAGAGCAGGGCGATGCAATGGCGCAGTTCACTGAAGACGCGCGGCGCGCGGCGCGCACGGCGGTTCCGGACGAATACAAGGATCCGGCTACCGGCAAGGTCTGGACGAAGGACGAAATCAACAGGACGATCGAGCAGGCGGTTGGGGTCGACCTGGCGCTGCGTATTTTCAGCACCTTGGGCAAGTTCCAGGCCGAGGACAAGAGCGAGAGTGGGATTACGCCTTCGAGCGGGGTGTTGTCTGGAGAGCAGGCGGAAATGCGCTGGAACCAGTTGCGCAATGACCGCACGTGGTTCGACCGCTACATGGCGGGGGATGTGGAGGCGCGGCGCGAGAAGGAGCGTTTGGACATCGCAATGGCCTCGAAACGGGCTGCTTGACACGGCGGCACGGTTTGTGCCACGCTTGCGGCGGAAGCGAATTGCGGATAAGCCGAAAACGGCCCTGCTGACCGGGCGAAAGTGCCTCCCGTGGCTGGCGGGTATGCCAGCAAGTCGTTGGCCCCGAGCGCCAAAGCCGGGGCGGGTGGATAAGCCGATTCGGCCCCGAGCCCGCCTGTCGCGGTGGTGGATAAGCCCGACGAGAGCCCGTTTTCTCAACGTGTTTTCGAGAGGCTTTCATGTCCGCCAATCTCCCAGCACTGTACGGACAGCAGTTCGCCACGAATGTTGGCCTGCTTGTTCAACAAAAAGTCTCACGCCTGCGCGATGCCGTCGATTTCAAGGGCGGCTACAAGGGCGAGCAGGTTTCCCCGGTCGACCAGCTCGGCCCGATCGAAATGCAGGCGGTTACGAGTCAATTCGGCCCCATCGGCCGGGTGGACGCGCTGACCGATCGCCGTTGGGTCGCTCCCCTGCAATTCGAGTTGAACCAGATCGTCGACACCTTCGACGAATTGAAGGTGCTGTCGGATCCGAAATCGCGGTATGTGCAGAACGCGGTGCAGGGCGCCAATCGCAAGTTCGACGACCTCATCATCGCCGCTTTTGCGGCGAGCGCGCAGACCGGCAAGACGGGTGCCACAGCAACGCCGATTCTCTCCGGCAATACGGTGAGCGTTTCGCTGGGCGGAACGACGTCGAGCCTGAACGTGGACAAGCTGAAGCGCGGTATCCGGCTCCTGCGGGCGGCGGAAGTCGATCCGGACGATCAGATTTTTTGCGTCATCAGCGCGATCGAGGAAGAAGCGTTGCTGAACGAAATACAGATCGTTAGCGAGGACTACAACCCGATGGGTGGACCGGGCAATATGCCGGTGCTGCGCGAGGGCAGGATCGAACGCTTCCTGGGTGTGCAGTTCATCCACTCGGAGCGCCTGCTGCTTGGCACGGACGACCTGGCGGGTACGTCGCGTTCCGTCCACATGTGGGCGAAATCGGGCGTACACCTGGCGCTGTGGCAGGATATCCGTACCAAGGTTTCGCAGCGCGACGATCTTTCCGGCCAGCCGTGGCAGGCGTACCTCTACCTCATGGCGAACGCCACGCGGCTTGAGGAAAAGAAAGTCGTCCGCATCTGGTGCCGTTGATCCATCCCTCAACCCTCTGACCAAAGGAACAAATCATGGCAGTCGTACTCGTCAAGTCAGCGGCAATCACGGCGATGGATACGGCGGGGTCGCTCCTGCCGAAAACCGCGGTCGCTCGCGGTGCGCTCATCGTCGCCAAGGGCAAGGTCGAACACGGCGCAGCCGATTCGATCGCTTCGATCTATCGGTACTGCCGCGTGCCGTCGAACGCGGTCATCGACCAGATTTATTTGCGTTGCACTGCGATCGCAACGGCTCCGGCGATGGACATCGGGCTCTACAAGACCACGGCGGATGGTGGCGCGGTCGTTTCCGTCGCCCTGTTCGCGTCGGCGCAAGTGCTTACGAGTGCGCTGGCGATCCTGACCGATGTTACCAACGAGTCCACCACGGTCACGCCGACGCTGTACGAGCAGCCGTTGTGGCAGGTGCTCGGGTTGGCATCCGATCCTGGCATCATGTACGACGTTTGCGGCACCCTGACCGTTGCCACGACGGCCACGGGCCAGTCAACGCTGCGCGTCGGCTACACCGAGTAATGGTGCGCTGCTATTCCCCGGAGGCTTTTGTCTCCGGGGTTTTTCAGGAGTAAAACATGGCAGATCGTTACTACACGCTCACCACTTTCGGCGATGACAAATTCAGCGACGTGGTTGAGGGCGCCGCCGCCACGGGTGCCAATCCGATCGACGTGCGCTTTACCTACGACGCTGCGAACAACAGCAAGTTGCGGGCGCTTAGGATGCTGGAGTCGATCACCGCGTACATCGTCAAAGACGCTTGGCCGCCGGTGTAAGTCATGGCGACTAGGCAAGCAATACGCGCACAACTCGCCACCAACGTCGAGCAATACCAATGGACAGGGCTGTTGAATGGCGACGATGGGAATCCCCTCGAACTCTATGACTACGCGGATGGCTCGATAGAGTTTTCCGGTACGTTCGGAGTCGGCGGGACTATCGTGTGGCAGGGCGGCAACGTGGCTGGCAACTACTACACGTTGACCGATGCACAGGCCGCTGCCATCAGCAAGACTGCGGCAGCGATCGAGCAGATTGCCGAGGTTTGCCGATTCGTGCGGCCGATTGTGACGGCTGGCGATGGCACGACCAGCCTCATAGCAACACTGTACGTTCGTCGGGGGCGCTCATGAGCAAGGTTGAACGTCATGAGGAAAAACCCAATCTACAGCAGGCGGCGTCAGAGATTGGCAACATGGTGCGCGCTTTTCGCGCATTCTCCGAGGCGCAGAATGCACTCGATACGCTCGCCAATTATGAACAGGTTGCGCGAGAGTCGAAGGATTCTGCGAACGCCGCTAGAGGCGAACTCGTCGCGGCGTCTGCTTCCCTCGAAAAAGCGAAGGCCGAAGCGGCAGACGCCAAAGACAGCGCGAAGTCTATGCTTGCCAACGCAAAGGATAAGGCGGCTGCGATTGTCGGTGATGCAGAGGCCAAAACTGCGGCAATGGTTGCCGAGGTTCAATCCAAGATCAATGAACTGAACGACCAGGCGTACACGCTGACCGAAAAGCTCGCTTCCTTGCGCAGCACTATCGTCGAGGAAGAAGGACGGCTAGAGGGCATCCGTCAGCGCGCGGCGGCGGCGAAGGACGCGGCACGCAAGGCGTTTGAGGAAGCATGAACTCAACTCCATCCGTTGAGCGGGCCGAGCGCATCGCGGCAGCGGCGGCGGAGGCGTGATGGAAACGGTCGAACGCTTTACATGCTCGAACTGCGGGGCCAGCATATTCGTAAAGTGGGATGTCGACGAGCCTGCCCGCATTGTGGCGTGCCAGCGATGCTACGGCGAAAACTACGTTGATACCTTCGCGCCGTTGCTGCGCGGGGGATTGGCGGAACAGAAGCTACGCACCGGCACGGCCGTTCCGTTGACATACCGGGTTTCGCATGTCCTAGTAACGGTCGGCTTCAAGGGCCGGCTGAACGCCGGGGCTGGCGTCCAAATCATCCAGCGCGAGTCTTAGCCATGCTGCGCATGTTGTGGGATGCGCAACGCGGACGATGGAGCGTGGAAGTTCCGCATGGGGTGAATGCGGCATCGCTGCTATCCTGCATCGACTTCGCCCTGCCAATTCAAGAGCAACGGTATCGCGGCTTGCCGCCTGGCGATGTCCGCGACGATTGCTTGCGCGCGTTGACCGCGCTGCGCGAGCGCAAGGTAGACCCGATTGTTGTCACGCCCGCCGGCAAGGCGAGCGAATTCGTCGCTTTCGACGCTTATACGAGGCACATTCGTCCGCAAATTCTGATGCTGGGGGCATGATGGCAAACACATGGCAAGCACTTTCGCAGGGTGTCGCGTTCGCGGCGGCTAAGTCGATGCACGACGTTTTCAACGCGGCGGCGGCTGCGCGGACGGTTGACTGCTACAGGTTTGCCATGTGGAACAACCAGACGGCCGCAGTCGCGGCGGCGCTTACGCTGATGGTCATTCGCCGCACCACGGCATCAAGCGCGGGAACGGCGATTACGCCGGTAGCCCACAGCACGGCAAACACCGCGCTGAACGCGAACACTACCGCGGGGAATGGGCGCACGGTGACGGGTAGCGCGACGTTTCGGCGATGGCTGTGGTTGACCGAGGAAGCGATCACTACCGGAACGGGCCAACCCAATTGGGAGATCATGCTCCCGAACACGCAAATCTACCTACCGACGGCGGGCGACTCCAATTTACAACCGCTGCGATGCGTGAGCGGCAATAGCGAGGGATACGATATTCAGAATAACGGCGCCGGGGCAGTTGGCACGGCCGATCTGGAAATCACGTTCACGGATGCTTGATCGTGGCAGAACAACAAACATGGACGGCGGAAGCAAGTAATCTATGCAATCGTGTTGGAGATAACACGATTTTCGCGCTGATGAACAATGAAGTCGCTGACCCGCGACGCAAGATCATCGTTCGCAGGGTGTCCCTGTACCCGACGGCTCCGGTTGGCGATAACACTGCTGGTTTAGCGGCGCTGGCGGGGTTTCGAACGCTGGACAGAATTACCGCGGCGTCGGGAGGGACGGATGTTCCTGCCGTGAAGTTCAGAAGCAGCGCCGCAACGCTTCCATCGCAAGTAACCTTTCTGGTCAATCCAGACAGCGTTACAGTCAGCGGAGGAACATTTAGGCGTGTGCCGGATTCTCCTTCCCAAATCAACCAAACCACCGTCGTTTCATTTTACCCGTTTACCGAACTAGCCTATGCCGGCGGCGCCGCCGGTGACTGCCGCGGCGGGCCGAGTGAGCATTCAATGGCCGGGCTCTATTCAACAGGAATGGACACCGCGATGCAGTCTTGGACGCTGGCTGCTGGCGAAGGATTGGCGCTGATTCAACAATCCGTTGGCGTTCCATTCGCACATGGGCCGCACCTGGCGGTAAAAGTTACCGCAACCGGGGAATGCTACAACTTTTCCACGATGGAGAATGTGGCTTCTGGATACACCAATGACATTGCGCAATGGGCGTTGATGAACAACAGCGGCTCTGGAGTTACGCTGGAAGTGTCGGTAATTGAGGACATACCAGCAGGAGAAGCATACGCGGTTGGCAATCCTTCTATCAACACCGAATATAGGTTAGTGAAAATTGACGGCGTGTTGAATCCAGGCCAAGAAATCACGCCGATGCCGCACTCCACAGCTAACGCTGCGCTGCCGTCCAGCGTGAAATGCTACAAGGGGCCGATTTTTTCTGTTCCTGCCGGGTACAAGGATGGAGCGGCATTCTCAATTCACTCGGACGCGACACTCGGCACGGCAGGGGCGTCGGGAGCATCCATAACGGCGCAACTGCGGATCGGGACAATTCGCAATGCCGTATTGAATATGCCGCTGCAAATCACGGCCAGCCCTAACTTGCGTTTTGGTCTGATGGCGGAACAGGTGTTGTGGGATACCGAAGCACTTAACGGCGAGGGTATTGAGATTGAAGCAGGGCAGGGCATTGGGATTTGCGTTGGCGGCGCAAGATTTTCTTCAGCCCTAAACAATATCGTTACAGCAACCAGCACCGTCGTTGTGGAGTTCGCGCACGTTCCGCCGCCGGCTGGTGGAGGGACGTTCCCTGCGGTCAACGATGTTGATATTGGGGTGGTGTACGGGCCGACTGACAACCTGACTGGAACCTTGTTGCAGCCGATCGCCAACGATGTCAGGAACGGCGTAAATTACGGTGGCAACGGCATCGAATTCAATGGCGATCTGGTGTTGCCCACAACCTCCGACGTGCTGCTCGGCGTGGGCTACGGGGCGGACGGAACCGAGTTCACCGGCACCGCATCGGGCGGTGGTGGGACTACAATCGCCTACACGCCACGTCGGAGCAAATAATGCCGTCATCCGTCGAAATCATGAATCGCGCGCTGTCGATCATCGGCGGCGGCAGGATCGTCGCCGATACCGACGACTCCAAGGAAGCGCGTACCTGCAAGTCGAACTACGACATCGTGCGACCGTTCGAGTTGCGTGCGAACATCTGGACTTTTGCCACCAAACGCGCGCAGTTGCCGGCGTTGGTGACGCCGCCACCTTTCGGCTACGGCCTGGCGTACAATATGCCGGCTGACTGTCTGCGCGTTATCCAAGTCGGCAATTTCTTTCCGGGCCTCGATCTGTCGAGTTACCGTAGCAGCGACTTGTCCGAATTCACCATCGAAGGTCGGCAGATCTTGACCGGGCTGAACGACGGCACGACGGCCGCACCGTCGGTCAACGTCAGGTACATCTACGACATGACGGATGCGCAGGGATTCGACCCTTGTTTCGTCGAAGCACTCGCCTGCCGATTGGCTATGGCGATCTGCATGACGATTACCGAATCAACCGCAAAAGTCGGCGTTGCGCAGGAATTGTATGACGCGACCATGAGCAGGGCTGCGTTGATAAACGCCATCGAATTGCCTCCGTCGCCTCTGCCGGATGATACTTGGGTCATGTCGAGAAATTCGTGAAAGCATCGCCAGTCCAAACGAGTTTCAACGCAGGAGAGCTCTCTCCACTGCTGGATGGACGCACTGATCTTGACAAGTACGCGCACGCCTTGAAGCGATGCGAGAATTTCATCCCGACGGTGCAGGGTCCGTTGAAAAGGCGTGGCGGGACGCGCTACATCGCCCCGATCAAACTGGATTCGATCAGCAAGGCATGGCTGGTGCCATTCGAGATTGGCAACGGCTCGTCCTACGTCTGCGAGTTCGGGCCGCTCTACATCCGCTTCTACGTCAACCACGGGCAGTTGAGCACCGGCACGCCGCTGGCCTGGAATCTCTCGACGGCTTACGTCCTGGCCGATCTGGCATCCCGTTCCGGCGTGAACTACTACTGCACCGCAGCCAACACCAATCAGCAACCGCCCAATGCGAGTTTTTGGTATGCGCAAACGGGGTCCATATACGAAGTGCCAACCGGATTCCTGTTCGCTGATCTGACCAATTCTGACGGGACTTGTGCGCTGCAATTCGCGCAGAGCAATGATGTGCTCTACATCGCGCACCCGCGTTTCTTCCCGCAAAAGCTCTCTCGCATCGGTGTCGGCTCATTCAAGATCGAAAATATCGGCGCCAACATGGAAGTGCCGACTCCGTTCAAGTCGGTCAACATCACGACGACTACGGTGCAGGCTTCTGCTGATGTGGGGGGGGGCGTCACGCTGACCGCCAGTGCGGCAATCTTCACCGCGGCGATGGTGGGACAGAACTTCTACGTCGAGCAGCCGACCAACAATCCGATCAAGACGTGGGAGCCGGGGAAGGTCATCGCTGCCAACGATCGGAGGCGTTCAGGACTGAACAACTACATCGCGGTCAATGCCTCGACAACTGGAACGGTCAAGCCGACGCACACGGTAGGGATGCGATACGACGGCGATGCTGGCATTCAATGGAATTGGACAGACGATGGATTTGGCGTGTGTCTGATAACCGGATTCACCAGCACGACCATCGTGACCGTTTCGATCATGAAGCGATTCCCGTGGTCGGTGACGACTGCGGCAGCAACGCCGACGACGAAATGGGCGTACATGGCGTGGACTGCGACGGACGGTTTCCCTCGTTCCGTTGCGTTCTTCCGCGGCCGGTTGTGTTGGGGGCGCGATTCTACGGTGTGGGGTTCGGTCCCGTCAGATTTCGAGAATCAGAATCCGTTGGATGGCGGACAGACGACCGACTCATCCGCGCTTACGCTTTCGCTCGCCGCAGACAACAACGATTTCATCAAGTGGATGCGTGCTACGGATGCGCTCCTGGTAGGCACAAGCACGGGCGAATACGCGATCACGGAAATAACCAGTGGCGATCCCTTCGCGTCCGACAACGCGCAGGCGAAGCGCCAGTCAGGATACGGATCGAATGGTGCGCAGGGATTGGTTGTCTCCGAGTTCACGCTGTTCGTACAGCGCGGCGGGCGCAAGGTACGCGAGCTCACGTTCGACATTCAATCGAATGGCTACACCGCCAAGGATCTGACGGTGCTATCGGAGAACATGACGACCAACGGCACCTCGCTAACGGTGGGCCTGGTTGGGGTGTTGCAGATGGCATTCCAGCGCGATCCCGATGCGATCCTGTGGTGCGTGCGTGCCGACGGTCTGTTGATGGCGTTCACTTACAACCGTGAGCAGCAGGTCTATGGTTGGCATCGACAGCCGCTTGGCGGGCCTGGATATGTTGAGTCAGTGGCCTCGATTGCGGCCCCAAACAATGCGCAGGACGACGTTTACATGATCGTCCGCCGCGTGGTTGCGTCAACCAATCGTAGGTATGTCGAATGGCTGGGCCATGTCGAGTACCCAGGTGGGGCGCAGACATCTTCGCATCCGGCTTATACGCCGCCGCCATCGGATTACACCGAGGGCACGATCAGGGTGTGGGACGCATTCCATGTTGACGCCGGGTTGTCCTACGACGGGGCGCCTGCCAGCACGTTTTCCGGCATGGGTCATCTTGAGGGCATGACGGTTGACATCCTGCACGACGGGGCGGTGCATCGGCCGCTGGTGGTATCGAGCGGGGCGGTTACTCTCGATCCAAACAAAACCGGCAAGACGGTACACATCGGCCTGACTTGTCCGTGCAAGATGCAGACCATGAGGTTCAACGCTGGCAATCCGGACGGGACGGCGCAGGGAAAGCTCGCCAAGCTGATCGGCGTTGTGATTCGATTCTTCGAGACAGTCGGAGGCAAGATTGGCGAGGACCCTGATGGAAATCTTGTTTCATTGGAATTGCGCGATGCGAGTGCGCCGATGGATCAGGCGAACGCGCCATTCACAGGAGACACCTACAGGACTGCGGATTCGACGTGGAATGACCAGGGCGTGCGAGTGGCTTACGTCAACGATCAGCCGTTGCCGGTGACGATAGTTGCCGTGATGCCACAACTGAAAACCGAAGGCGAAAGAGCGTAATGTGTCGTGAACACAACAGCATACGACGACAAGATCGAGCGGCGGCGAAAGCCGCTATTCCAAACGCTACTAGATGCTGCGCACGTAGGCGTGACATTTGCGATACTGGTTTTCGCCTGGCAGCAGTACGATCAACATCGTGACTGGCGCAGCCGCACCGACGAGCGTATCGCCGTTCTACAACAGCAAGTGGTAAATAATTCACGCGAGAACGATAAGCAGGATGCGGCAATGATAAGTGCCCATGCGCAGTTGACGGCGACGCTTGAGGGACTGCGTGGGGACGTGCGAGCATTACATGCGTCATTCCTTAGCGCACAGTCGCAACGCCGATAAAGGAGTTCGCTATGTGTAAATTCCTATTGTTCCTGCTAACCATCGCGTTGCCGGCCTGCAATACCATGCCGACGACTTCCACCATGACCCCGGAGCAGATCACGGCATTCTCGAAAGACAAGTCGATCAGCGCGATCTGTACCAGCGTGCCAACGCCCTGGGGCGTGACCAACGTCAAGGTGCTATCGGTCGATCAGAGTGTGATACATAACGGTCGCGTCACGATCGCCGACGGCTGCGGGATCACTATGGAAGATTTCAAGACAGCGCCATCCACGGTGAAGGAGGCTCCAAAATGAACCCATTTCCGGAGCCGGGGATGCCTTCGGCAGAGCCGCCGCCCATCGAGCCAGTTCCAAAGTTGATTGGCGATGTGCCGCAACCCGACGCGAAAGACGACGAGAATATCATCGAGATTGACCTGTTCGATGTCCTAGCGGATGAAGATGTGCCGCCCGTCTAATGCTCATCATCGCGCCCATGTTGCCGGAGCACCCTAAATTCCTTGCTTTGCAGGAGGCGCAGGAGTTTGCCGCTCTCTGGATTGCCAAGGACGAATACTGCGACGGCCTGGCGAAAGCTGGGCCGGCGTATTCGGCTATCGCTGATGGGGTTGTTGTCGGTTGCGGTGGCGTGGTGACGAAACATGACAGTGTTGGCGTAGCATGGGCACTGTTCAGTTCGATGGCGGGGCCGCACATGATGCGAATCACGCGCGAGACTCGAAGATTTTTCGATGCTCTTGACTATCGGAGGATCGAAACCGCGGTGGAGCGCAGCCACGGCATCGGTCATCGTTGGGCAAATGCGCTTGGTTTCCAACAGGAAGGCATCATGCGTGCGTACCTTCCGGACGGGCGTGATGCCGTCCTGTATTCGATCGTGAGGGAATGATGGGCGCTGCCATTCCGATCATGATGTTTGCTTCCGCGGCGCTTACCGCTGTCGGACAGATTCAGAAGTCGCAGGCGGTCGCCGCAAGCGAACGCTCGCAGGCCGCTGGGCTAGACTTCCAGACGAAGATCCTACGCGACAATGCTGCTGCCGTCATGAGGGAGTCTGGAGCTCGCCAGGACGCTTTGGCGCGTAGGCAGGGACTCCAGATTGGACGGCAAGGCGCCGCCGCCGGGCAGAGTGGCTTTCTCGCGTCGGAGGGGACGCTCGGCAGTGTGTTGACTCAATCGGCGGTAGAGGCGGAGTTGAATCTGTTGAACGAAAACTACTCGGGGCAGATGGCCGCGCGCGGCTTGGAAAATCAGGCGCGACTCAACAATTACGAATCGGCTCGCTTGCGTGCCAATGCTAGAGCAGCGAGGACATCTGGATACCTCGCCGCGGCCGGCACGGGGATACAGTATGGTGCGGGACTCGCAAATGGATCGGCTCTTAGCGGGACCGGCTACAACCCTGGCGATTACGGTGGCAGCGCTTTCGGCGGACTAGCGCGGGGGGGAGGGCTCTGATGGCTGCCCGCATCCAACCGATCGAACCTGGTCGCGGTCCTTCCGCTGACATTTCCGCGCCTCATTATGGCGGGCGCAGTGCCGTCTTGAGTACCGGGATCGGAGTGGACTCGCTTGGGCAGTCGCTCGGCCACGCGGCGAGCATCTTGCAGACGCAGCAGGACGTCCAGAAGCAGCGCGATGACATGCTGGCCTTGAACGACGCGCACGTTTCGCAATCGGCGTTCGCGCGGGATCAAGATCAGATCATGCGGCAGATGCAACAGGATTGGAGCGGCGATCCGTCTGACTTCCACGAAAAATACATGGGTCAGTATGACGCGCAGGCAAAGGCGCTCGTCAATGGCACACAGAACGAGAAGGCAAAGCTGTTCCTGGGCGCGCAGACTGCATCTATGGGCGTACTCGCACAGCATTCGGCGCTGAATTGGCAGGCGACAGCGCAGGTTCACTACTACGACGACCAGCACAAAGAGATTCTGAAAAACTACATCCCGATGGCGGCGCGCGATGAGGCGCTGTATCAGCCAATCGTCGAACAGGTGAATGAGTTCGTCGATCGCTTGCGTCTGCCACAGGCGATCAAGGATGGGATGCGCGCGCTGACGGAGAAATCCATCGCGGATTCCACGCTGACCGGATTCACGGAGCGCAATCCGGGTGTCGCGGCCGATCTGCTGCGCGCGTCGCTCGGCATCAAGCAGGAGGCTCCCAAAGCGCCAAATGCGCAAGCTGTCTCTGGCTTCGAGGCGAACGTCACGCGCATCCTTGGCGTCGAGGGCGGCTACGCTGCGAACGATGCCGGCGCCGGGCCAACGAAGTTTGGAATCAATGGCAAAGCGAATCCAAAGGTCGACCTATCTACGCTCACGCGCGAGGGTGCGCGCGACATCTACAAGGCGGAGTATTGGGACGCGATCAAGGCTGACGAGTTGACGCCGGCCGCAGCAGCGATCGCTTTCGATGCCGCCGTGAATCAGGGTGTTACATACGCGAAAAAGCTGATCGAACAATCAGGCGGCTACGCGCTCAAGATGATCGCGCTGCGGCGGGAGCGATACGCCGAGACAGCGAAGATTCCCGGCAAGGAGGCGTATCTGCCGGCATGGAATGCTCGCTTGGATGCGCTGGTGAAATACGCGATGCCGACGACGACCCCGACCGATGCCGTGCTGGCGAGCGTCGACGCGATGATGTGGAGCGATGCACCGCAAGCCGGTTCCTTCGTATCGCCGACGGCGGCCAGTCTGCAAACGACCGGGTTTGACTGGATCGACAAGCAAGATCCGCACAAGCGGATCGCCGCGTTGCATCACGCGGAGGCGCTGTTGAATGAGGGCAAGGCGGACGCGCAGCATGAGTTGAGGGTGGCGTACACAAATGCCGCTGCGCAGGCCGAACACGGCATCGCGCCGACATTCCCCGACCCGTCCGTGGTAGAGAAGGCGCTTGGGGTGAAACGGGCGCCGGAGGTACTGGTGCATTTCGGTGAACTGCGCGATTACGCCGCAGTCGTTTCGCAGACGCAGACGATGACGCCGCAGCAAATGACGCAGACCTACGAGCGCATGGTGCCGACCGACATCAATGATCCGCTATGGGCGGAGAAGGCGAAGCACGCGGAGGCTTTCAAGGCTTCGGCTGGTTCCGTGTTCAAGGCGCGGCAGGATGACGGCATGGGCGCCGCGCGCGACCAAGGGCTCGCCAAGATCGACAACATCGACTGGATGAATCCGGAGAAGGCTGTCACAGAATTCGTATCTCGCACGGAGCACGCTGTCCGGAATCACGATCTGTACGGAGCGAAAGGGTATTCGGCGCTGACAAAGAATGAGGCGGCGATCTTCGAGCCAACGTGGCACAAACTGACGGAGCCGCAGCAGATGGGCATCTTTGCGATGCTCAAGGCCGGGATCAAGGATGAGCGCGTATACCGCGACACGGTGGCCGGTTTCGTGAAGGACGCGCCGGCGGTGATGCGTGCAGCGCAGATCATGGATCGTCCGCAGAGTGATCCGGATATGCCAAGCGGTGCGACCGTTGCCGGCGGTCTACTCAAGGGTGATCGGATGTTGGCTCCGGACAAGTACGCGAAGGCGGAGGATGGGCAAGGCAAGGTCTACAGTCTGCCAAAGGTCGGAGGCGCAGACGGGATGGATGCAGCGATAGCGAATAAGATCGGCGCCGCATTCACGGGCCAGCCCGAGGACTATCACGAAACGGTGCAGGAGATTCACCGCTATTACGCCTACCTGTCGTCGCTCGAAAGCGCATACAGCGAAGCATTGCCGGACGGCACTCGTTTGCAGAAAGCGATCAAGGTGATCGCGAGGACTGCCGAATGGTCGCGCGGCACGTTCACGTCCATGCCGGTCGTGATGCCGTTCGGGATGACGCCGGCGCAATTCCAGCCAGCGTTGGTCAACGCCTACGAGGCGGCGATGCGGAAAGGGGGAATTGCAGGGACTTCGCTTGACGTTCCGCAGGCGCTCAAGCCGTTCCGTGTGTCAGAGCACGTCTACAGGTTCACAAACGGGACCAGTGTTCTTCGAGGTCTGGACGGACGCGAAATAGAGGCGAACGTCGAGGCGCAGGAATATGGCCCGCCGATCAACGCGTCCGCGGGGGGGCGAGCCGTTAGCGGCCCCATTCGCTAATGCCCTACTGGACGAGCGAGCGCGTAGCGGAGAATCGCGCGCAGACGGAGATGATGCCAGCCTTGACCGAGGCGGACATGGCGCCCGGTTTCTTCGGCGGAACGCTTACGGGTCTTGGGCTCGCCGTTCCCGGCCTGGTCAGTCGTCCGCTTCTTGCAGCGACGGAGACATTCAATCCGTGGTTGCGTGCGAATGTTGAGAACACTCCGGAGGCGTTTGGCGGCTGGAAAGAACCGATCGTCGATTATCTCGACTGGCAGCGCGCGAACGCTCGCCGAGCGGCGATGGAGCTGATGCCGGATGCGAGGACGGTCGGCACTGCCGGACAGTTGCTCTATGGCGTCGGAACGATGGTTCCGGAGATGGTCGTCGCATCCGTCCTGTCGGGTGGTCCGTGGGGCGGCGCCGCATACGAGGCTTGGGTCCAATCGCTGAATGCCAAGATTCGGATGGAGGCGGCTGGCGTCGACGAGCATACGGCATTGATAGCCGGCGGCATCGAGGGGCTGTTCGCTGGCGCCACAGCGTTCCTGCCGGGGGTATTCGGTGCGCTGCCCAAGGCCATCCTGCCGAAATTGGGCTATCAAGCGGCGACGCAGGGCGCGGCCAACGTCGGGATCGGCGTCACTTCGCGCATGGCGACCCATGCGTATTTTGCCGACAACGGCTATCCGGAGATGGCGGCGCAGATTCATCCGTTCGCGCTGGCGGAGCTCGGTCTTGATTTTGCGGTCGGGTCGATCTTCGGCACGGCGATGCTGGCGCTGCACGGCAAGCCGGGCGAGGTTGCGCCGAAGCCGGTTCCGCGGCCGATGCCGCATTCCACCGAAACAATTGATGCGCTCACCGTGGCGAACAGCGCCGGCCATGCCGAACTTGATACCGCGCCCGGCGCGCCGCTCGACGGTCGCGCGCGAGAAGCGCAGCGGGAAGCGTTGGTCGATGCCACCATGCAGTTGTATGAAGGCGTGGCACCGGGCGATGTCGATGTGAGTCGTCATTTGGTCGATGCGGAGTGGGGGCCGTACCCACCAGAAGTGCAGCGGCAACGCGACGCCTACGAGGAAGCGGCGATTGCGGCGTTGCAGGAGCATGAGGCTGATGCAGCGCGGGCCACGGCCGATGAGTTCGGCTACGCGCCGATCGTTGGCGAGCTTCCTTTGCAACCGCCTACCAAGCCGGAAGCCCCTGCGATGTCGGCGGAAAAAATGGGTCAGGACAACCGACTCGCGCTGATCCGCGCGCTCAAGCGTTTCGGCGGCGTGAATATCGACGAAGCATCTGACGTGACGGGGGGCACCCGCAGATCATCGACGCGACTGATGCCGGGCCTGTTTCGCAGGCGTGAGAGTGGTGGGCGCGGCATGGATGAGGTTGCCCAACAATTGAATGAAATGGGCTACATCACCGACGCGGAATACGAAGGCGTCGATGGTGGGGTCGAGCGGGCGCGGGAAATCATCAACGACCTAATCAGCAAGAAGCCGATCTACTCGGTGCACGACACCGAAATTCGCGGCGAGATGATGAATGCCGAGGCGGAGGCGGAATATCAGACGCGGCTTGCTGCGGGCGATTTCAACGCTTTGCAGCGCGGCGCTTGGGTGACTGCGAATGTGTTGGATGAACCGCAGCGAGTTGCTGTCACAGCGCGATTGAAGAAAGCGGCTGCGGCGCTCGAAGAAGGCAGGGCGGCTGATGGAAAACTGGAACTTGACCTGTTGCTTGAGGACATCGCCACGGCCAAGGAGGCGCGCGCCGGCGCTGCGCCGACTGATCGCGTGCGCGGGCCGGATTGGATACGCGAGCGGCTAACGCGCGCCGCGCGAACGGGAGAGTTGGACCGCACCCAGGCGGAGCTAGGGCTGTGGTTGGTGGAGCGCAATCCGCATCTGGCAGAGGGACTGGCTATCAGCGTCAGGGGTGACGCGGCCCAAGGCGTTGCCGGCACCTACAACAATCTCAAGCGGCTCATTACGTTGGTCAGCGGTCGGGGTGACGTTACGACTGCGATGCACGAAATTCTGCACCACACGGAACGCATGATGCCGCCGGACGTTCAGGCGGGAATCCGCGCGGAGTGGGCGAAGCGTATCGCCAACATCGAATCCTTTGCGCAGGGATACGACGTTACTGCGCTTCGGCGCGCGGTAGGAGACATTCTGCGCGCCAATATGGGCGATCAGCGCAGCTTGGAAATCGTGACGAAAGGGATTGCGGATGGCGTGTTGCCGCCCGACTTCTATCAATACGTCAACCCGTCGGAGTTTTGGGCGGAGAACGCTTCGCGCATAATGCACGATCGGGCGCTTGCTGATACGTTTGGTCGTAAGGCAAAGCAATGGATGCTTGAATTCGTCGAAAAGGTGAAGGGGCTATTCGGATTGGAAAGCGACAGCGCCGTGCTGGCAGGATTGCGCAACCTCATCGAAGGAAAGGAACCCAAGATAGGCGAATTCAAGTCGCCCGGAATGTTGATTCAGGATGAGGCAAAGACGGGGTTACGCGCGAGCATGGCCGGCGTGTTCAAGTCTATCGACCACACGAAGGCAAGCGCGGAGTTTCAGAAGCTCCATGAGGCAACCTTGGCCTATCGGGCGCGCAAGATCGGAGATGCAGAATTCCTCAAAGCGCGGGCGGAGTACGATGCCTATCTGAAAGCTACAGAAGGCGATCTGCTGGCGACGTACTCGAACGCTGATGTGTTGACGCATGAGCGCGAATCAATCAACGCTGCGACGAAGGATGCCGGGGAGCGCAAGGCCGCGGAGCAGAAGGCAATCGCTGACGCGCAGCGCGATGCGTTCACGCTGACTGGGAGCGACATGGCCGCAGACACGCCAGGACAACAAACGCTGTTCGACATCGTTGCGCCGTATCCCGGCACGATCGACAACCCTACCTCGCGCGAGACTGCGTTTGCCATCGCTGACGCGCGGATCGCCGAGGCCGAAGCGAATGCGGAGAAGGCTGTCAACGCGGCGGTCGGATGCGCAGCGGTGGAGGGAGAATGAGGCCGGTCTGCATAACCGCTGTGTCGAAGGCAATCGGCCGCGATCTGACGTTGGCCGAGGCGCGCGGGATCGAGCAGCGCGTGCGCTCCAACATGATGATGGCGGCGCGGCGCGACCTCGCCGGGTTCCAAGCGATGAGCGTGGGGAGTCGCTTGGAGCTCGCCGCGAAGATGTCGGCAGACCAGATCAAGGCAGATGCCGCCAAGGACAAGCAGCGCACGGTCCTCGATGTGGCGGCGCACGACGGCATTGGCAAACGGTATTTCACGCTCACCGGCTCGGGAATGGACCCGCAGGAAGCGGTGAAAAGGGAATTGCACGAATTCCGCGATGGTAAGTCGATCGGGATGTCCTTGCAATCCCGCATCACCGCAACGCGCGAGGACTATTGGAGCAGGCTCACCGATGCGATTAATGTCATCGAGCCGAGATTGGGTGGCTGGCTAGTCAACAAGGAAGCGCAACACGGCCTGGCGCTCGAACTCAATGGCGAGGATTCCGGCAACCCGATGCTGAAACAGTTGGCGATCAAGTTTCATGAGATTGCCGATTCTGTTATCGCGCACTACAACGACCGTGGTGGCGTGCTGCACCCGCTGGAGGATTGGCGTTCGCCGCAATACCAAGATCAAGTCAAGGTGAAATTGGCTGGAGAAGATGCCTGGGTCAACGACCACGTGGGATGGATCAAGCCGGAATGGTATGTCAAGGAAAACGGGCGGCTGATGACGGAGGACGAGCGACGTGCATTTCTTGTCAATGCATGGGACACGCTGCAAAGCGGCGGCGCGAACAAGATCGACCCGGAGAAGCCGGGTGAATTCCGGACGATGATCGCCAATCGGCACGCGGAGCATCGTCAGATCGTCTACAAGGACGGCGAGAGTTTCTGGCAGGCGCAGTTGAAATACGGCAATCAAGACCTCTACACGGCCATGCGAAATCACTTGGCCGGAATGGCGCGCGACGTAGCGTTGATCGAGCATTTCGGATCGAACGCCGAACGCGATTTTGCCTATTGGAATGACACGGCGGCGCGCGACTCTCGCCACAAAGTGAAGGATTCACAGGTGATCGCGCAGAAATTAGAGGACGGGTTTCGTTATCTCTCTGGCGCTAGTCGTGGTGTTGCGGACCCGATGTGGGCTCGGGTCTTTGATGACGCGCGAAACGTCCTCACGGCCGCTGACTTGGGCAGCGCGATCATCAACTCGATACCGGACCCGGCGCTGATGTTCGCGACGGCGGTATGGAACAACCTGAATCCGATGCGGAGTTACTGGAACTGGATTCGCCTGCTCAACCCGGCTGCGACAGCGGATCGAAGGATGCTCGAGCGCGAAGGGATGATGATTAACACCGCGCTGAACGGGCTAGCGCGATTCCAAGTGGACAATCTCGGATCGTCCTGGTCGGCTAAGCTCGCCAATTCCAACATGGTTATGTCCTTCATGAACCACTGGACAGACACGGGGCGTGCAGCGCATGTCCTCAACCACGCGCACGGCATCGCAAGCATCATCAAGGAACACGCTGCGCTCGCTGACGTGCCGGAAGTGGACAGGAGCCTACTTCTGGCGAAGGGAATCACCGATGTCGATTATCAAGTGTGGCGGCTTGCCGGCATCGAAAAGACGAAGTGGGGCGATCTGCTCATGCCGAACGGCATCTATCGAATTCCGGATGCCGAGATGGCGGGCGTCAAACTATCGGTCCCGGACGTGACAACGAGTGCTGCCACGTTGCGCAGCGAAGCGGCGCGCAAGCTATTGGGAATGTTGATTTCCGAATCGAACATGGCGATCTACGAGCCAGGTTCCAAGGAGCGGCTGTTCATGGGTGCCGGGAAACCTGCTGGCAGTATGGGCGGGGAGCTCGCTAGATCGTTCTGGCAGTGGAAAACATGGCCTTACGGAATGTTCCAAGAGCATTTTGTCGAGCGCGGATGGCATGGTCACGACACGATCGCAAGTAAACTGGCGTGGGAGTCGAGTTTGTTTGTCGGCCTGACAACTCTCGGCGCGCTGGCGGTAGAAATTGGTGATATCCTTATTGGCAAAGACCCGCGGCCGTTGTGGAATGTGCCAATGGATGTGTTGGTGCGCAACTGGACCAGCGCACTGCTCAAGGGCGGAGCGCTGTCGGTTTATGCCGACATGATCGGCGCGACGACGGAGCTCGACTGGAAAAAACTGCTCGGGGGTTTCGTTGGTCCTGTCGGCGGCACGGTTATAGATGCCATGGCAACGGTTGGAGCAAACGCGGTTAAGGCGGCGGTTGGCAAGGAAACGCATTTCGGTAGGGATGCCGTGCACCTGGCGAAAGGCGTGACGCCGTACAAGAGTCTTTGGTACACCAAGGCCGCGACCGATCATTGGATTTTCAATCAACTGATGGAAGAAACGAATCCGGGGTATCTCGCGCGAACGCAATCTCGCGTTGGACGGAAAACCGGGGCAACCTATTTCTGGCCTCCAAATAAACTGGCGCCAGAACGTCCGCCTGACCTCACGCGCATCGGAGGGAATTGACCATGACTGTCGCTGTCTCCACCAACGTCGCCGGGCCATATGCGTGTAATGGCGCGCAGACGGTGTTCACGATCAATTTCTATTTTCTGGACAACACACATGTCCAGGTCATCAAGACGGTCGCCGCGGTCGACACGACGCTGACCTACGGTGCCGACTACACGTTGACTGGAGCGGGAGTCCCGGCAGGCGGGACGTTCACGACCGTTGCGACATATGCCGCCGGTACGAGCGTGCGCGCGGTGCGCGTGGTTCCTGTCACGCAGTTGGCCGACTATCTGAACAACGACGTGTTCCCGGCGCAGACAACGGAGGACGCGCTAGACAAACTGACGATGATCGCGCAGCAGTTGACCACGCAGCTTGCGACGGTCGGAGGCGTGATCGCCGGCTTCAATCTCGGCGCGGACTATCCGGTTACGGGGCTGTGGACGCACACGAAACAATCGGCGCGGACGCTGCCTTCGTGGCAGATCAAGAGTCTGCAATCCGCGGTCGATATTGCCGATGCGAACATCCTGCTCGCCAGCGACTACGTTGCGATGATGGATCTGCGCAAGACAACGGATACGTCGGTCGAGGCGCCGGTCGATGCGTCGTGGGGCGGAAACTTCTGCCTCTATGCGCAACACAAGCCGAGTGGCACGAATGGGGTGAACGGCACGCTGACCGGCGGCATCCGGGCGCAGGTGGAAACGACACAGGTCCATGGCGCCGGCGCGGCGATCAACGATTGCGTTGCCGTGTACGCCGGCCTCTACAACGCAGGCACGGACGTCGGCGCGTTTGGATTCCATGCTGACGCTTACCACGTCGGGGCTACAGGCGCGAACGCGCACTCGACCTACGCCATCTCCTGTGAAATCTTCAAGAACATCGCGGGCGGGGTGACGGCGAACTTCCTCGGGCGCTCGCAGGGAACGCAGGTTGCCGACTACGGCATGATGCTGATGCACGCCGGCGGCGGAACCGGCTTCAAGCGCGGCATTTCGCTCGGCTCACCGACCTATGCCAACGGGGGCGTGCAGGGAGCTCCTGGCGCGGCAACCACCTACCGCGTCGGCGTCGATCTGACTTGGGGCTCGTACACGTTCGCGGCGCTGCAAGTGTTGCAGGATACCTACGTCTACCTGTCCGGCCAGTCGCTCGCGGAAACCGCAACGCCGATCGACACCTGCAAATTCCGCTGGGCGAGCGGCAGCGGAAACTTTGAAATGTATAACGGCGCGAGCGAACGGCTCGCCGTCAACATGACGACCGGGCGGATTCGGCAAAACGGGGTTGATTCGATAGCCTTGCAGGACAGCGCGGTTGCATACACCTTCGCCTATGCCTCGGCCGGTGGCAAGGATCAGACGACAGTGGGTGCGGCGGGCGGCGCGAGCGCGCTGCCAGCAACGCCGACCCGGTACATGAAGATCACACGGGACGGCGCGAGCTTCGTCATTCCGTGCTACGCGCCGTAGTCCGCGTAACCGAGATCCGCGCCTCCGCTTGAGCAAGCAACTCGGCTTCCTCCCTGTCGAGCTTTTCGAGCAGGAGTTGACCAGTCTGCATATTAGCCCGCGCTAGATGCCGCGTCGTGCGGATTAGTTGCAGTTTGAGTGATTCGATTTCGGTCAGTTCTGATTCGTTCATTATTGGCGCTCGCTCCGGTTCTACCACACGTTCTGATCGCGCACCTGCCTCGGCTCGGGCGACCGCCTATAGCCGGCGCATCCGCTCGAGCGCTGCCGCCACAGGCGCAACGTTAGGCTTGCTGTCGCGCAGCAGACGGCGCTCGCAGCCGTGGCAACGCAGGTCATAGACGCCGCCGAACCCGGCCCTGTGGCCGGCGCACCACTCGCATGGCAGTGGAGATGGGGCTGGGAGGGCATAGACGGGGGCTAGGCGCGGCGCAGGGTCACAATCGGAGGGTAGCGTGTCCGCGAACAGGTCGGGCGTGGCGCTGGCGTCGATTTTGGCGGTCATGGGTCTAGTCCGTACATTCGCATGGCATGGACTCCTGTTCCTCCGCGTCGAACAACTGGGGCTGCATGGCGATGACCTTGAGCGCGGCATAGTTCGGGCGGTCGATGCGGAATAGCTTGCCGCCGGCCTCCTGCTTGATCCACCAATCGGCGCGGGATGGCTCCTCGCGGATGAGGCCCAGCAGCTTCTTCACGCCCTTCAGGTAGCAGAGGTCGCAGTTGCCGCCGATAGTCTCGCCGTTGACCGATGGCAGTTCCAAGTCGAACGGCATGGCCTTCCAGTAGGCGACGACATCCTCCTTGGTCACGCCAGCGTCGGCTAGCGGGAGGACGAAATCGACATCGGGCCTCGCTCTCATCTTGGCGATGCGGCGAGGCTCGTCGGCGCGGATGCCGCTGACGTTAACGTAGCCGGTCAAGCCAAGGCTACGCATTAACCCTTCCATCGGCTTGATCTTGAGATGCTGGGTGCAGATACGCGCAACAGGATTCGGCGGGTATCCGCGCATTTCGGTCATTGCCGTAAACGGTTCCCCGTTACGTCCTGCCGTGCCAAACGTGACTTCTTCCCACCGATCCTTTTGCGGCCCCGCGACCGGACGAAACTCAATCCACCGCACCGCAACACCCAGATGCCGCGCCACGCGGTCAACGAATTGGAGCGTTTCCTCCCGCTCCTTGCCGGTATTGGCGAATGCCACGATCACATCGTCGGGCAGCGTCCCGCCATGCGCCTCGACGATCTTGCACAGCATCATCCCCGACGAGCGCCCGCCGCTGAAGCTAATCTGCGCGGGGCCAGAGATGAGGTAGGGATTGCGCGTCATGGCGTCGATCCTGGCGCGATCCTGGCGCGATCCTGGCGGTCATGGCTTCCTCCCACAGAGCTGCATGAAGTAGTCGCAATCCGCGTCCTTCCCCCACGGCAACGGGAACTGAAAGCCGCCCATGCAATAGTTGCCATTCCGCAGCCTATACCCATTCCTGCAATACCACTGATGCCCGCGCGTGGCCCGTGCCGAATCCGGCTGTGGCTCGCCCAACGTGGCCTGCACGAACACGTCCAGCCCGTACCCCGATGACCCGTGCGCAATCATCCCGTTGCTGATGCCAATCCCCAGCGGGTATATCGCGCCTGTGCCGCCGCCCGGCCCACGTATCACGTTCGGCGTATAGGTGTTCCACGTCCAACGCTTGCTGTGCGTCAGCGGTGTGCCATCTGCAGCGAATCCGGGCGACGGATAGAACGCGACCGGACGCCCCTGATTCTGGTTGTCCGCTGTCGTGGTAAATATTGTTCCGCGCGGTCCGAATGTGCCATCCGATAACGCAATCGCAATAAAATGCGGCTGATCCCCGGTGAAGAACGGCACGACGCAACAGACCTGAATCTCGCCTGTCGTGGTGCTCTTGCGCCGTACTTCGCCAGTGACCAACATCGCGTAGTAAATCCAGCCGTCTTGATGCGCCATGCCCTCGGGGCCAAGGATCGTCTGCGCCCGTGCCTGTGCCAAGGTTACGCCCGGCTTGAGCTTCATCGTGCGACGTGGCGAGTCCATATAGCAGAATGAATCGCCGGTAGGATTTTCAAGGAACGTGCCCAAGCTGGTTCCGTTCGTCGCATCCCACATGCTGATCTTATGCGATAGACGCTCGCCGACATAGAGCGTGTTGTCAACGAGCGCCATACCCCACGGATCATTCAGTCCTGTAATGAATTCGGTAATGTACGGCGGTGCGGATGGTGCGGTTTTATGAAATTGTCCGTTCAGAACGCGTCCCAATGCGTCCGTGCATAGTAATCGCGGGCCGACGCCCTCATGCTGCGGCAGTGGTCCGAAGGGCGGCAAGTTGATTAGTGGTAAGCTGAAATCATGCTTGGACGCTCTTAAATCAAACAGGAGAGTCCAGCCTTCCTTGACAATCCGCCGTTCAATTGGGATGTTCGGATCCCACTCGCCAACATATTCCGTCAACGGATGATCTATTGTGGAACCGTACTCTTCATGGTACGGCGCATGGGGTCCGCCGTGGCGTGGGCCCGCGAGCGTGGTGACTGTGCCGCGCCAGTTGATTTTGATTAGTCGGTGACTCTCCAGTACATAGACCGTGCCGCCGTGCCCGATCCAGATCGCGTTGGGATTGGTAACAAATGCCTTGCCGCGTGGACCGTCGCGCATCGGCTGCACGGGTTTGGTCGCGAAAAAGTCAAACACGCTATACGCCTGCTTCGACTCGGTCACGACGATGCCGCGCGAGGTAATCTGCGGCAAGTTCAATTCCATCGTGTTGGGGTCGGTGGTTTTTGCGAACAACAGGCGGCTGATCTGCGTCGGCGGGAGCAGTGTGTTGACTGGCTCGCCGCCCGGGAAAACATGCGGAGTGACCGCGTTTATCGCGGTGTCGACGGTCGGGATGTAGAACCAGTCTAATGGGACTTCTTCAAGTTCCGCCTGTGCTTTCGTCATCCAAGTGTAGAAGTACGTTGGGCCGTCGGAGTGCGTCCACGCAAATGCCGCATTCTGGACGATGACCTTATCCACGTCCTTGGCCGTGCCGTTCCGGTCGATCCATGTGCAGTGCGGGCAGAATGACTCGGATGGCGCCGCAACGCGTACCCCTGCCGCGTCATAGGCCACGATCCGCTTGACGTAGGGACCATCCGGCAACGTGCCTAGATTGCCGACGAACGTGCCATCACGCACACCAGGATTGGCAAAGCGCGCGACTTCGACGCCCTCATTCGTTTCGTCGCCGAACCATAGCCCGTAGCTCGGATAGATCAGCAGCTTCGCGCCGACAGCGAATTGACTCTTGCCGAAGCCCAAACTGATGTTGTTGGCGGTCAGGCATTCGTGGTACTCGGCCCGGCTGTATGCTGATCCGCTCCACCAATGTTTGTGAAACCCAACCCACTGACTCATATTGAGCGGCACGGCGTGGACTGCGGTATCGGGCGGCGGCAACGGCACGTCGTCGTTGACGATCATTCCTGTGCCGACTGCAATCGCCAGCGTAGCGCCCGACGGCGCGGATAGGGTGACGGTGAATATCTCGTTTGGCTCGATGACGCGATCACCGATGACCGGGACCGTGATCGTGTGCGCCAACTCTCCGGGCAGGAACGTCAGCGACCCGGATTGCGCGATGTAGTCGCTGCCGGCGGTTGCGGTATCGTCAGCGGTCGCATAGTTGACCGTGATCGGGCTGGCACTCGCCGTGGATAATGTGACGGTAAACACGAATGGAGTCTGCCCGGAGTCGCCCTCAGGCAAGCCCACGTTGTCGATTGACAGCGTCGGCAGCGGCGGCGGCGGCGGCAGGTCTATAACTTCGACCGTTAAGCCTTTTGCATAGAGGGTGGCGGTGGTCATGCGAGCGCAGCTTGTGCGTTTGCGATTTTGATCCGCAGCGCCATAATCTCGTCGTCTAGCGAGCGGATGGCAGCATTCAGTTGCGCGATTAGTGCGGACTGATCTGCGGGCGGGTCTCCGTCGATCACGGTCAGGGTGAGGTCGGCGCGTTTGTGTACGGTGATGTCAGGCATGGTATCTCCAGGCGATGATTGCGATTAAACCCGCGATGAGTACAAGTCCACCATCGGCCAAGGTGGGGATGGTCTGCGGCGGGGCCGGCGGTGGGTTGGGCACACAGATCGCGGTGTGCGTGCGCGGAACGTCGATGTATTCGATATGCTCGGTGGCGGTGCAGGGCGGGTAATGGGAGTTGGTGGTCATGTCCTCTCCTTCGCGGCGAGGGCGGCTAAGACCGAAGCGCAGACCGCGATCATCAACTGCCCGTTAGGCGATTCAGGATCGAACCGGCGCGTTTGCGGCTTTGTCTCGTAGCCGAAACTTGGGGCCAGTTGCTCATAGAGCGAATGGAACATAGTCGCAACCTGTAGCGAATCTGCCCATGCCGGGAGGCGCGTTGCTGCGCCTGCGCGGAAGCCATCATTCCATAGCCGCTCTTCCTTCGCGTTCCTGAACGGCTCGCGCCTATCGTCTTGGCGTTCCTCGTCACTCATGCTCATGGCTTCTCTCCCGCGGTGGCGGCGTTTGAATCTACGTTCGCGTCGAATTCGTCGGCAGGCAGCGGCCAGCGCTGACGCATGAAGCGATACCGCGCCGCATCCTTGGCGAGCGCATTCCGCTCGGCCTTGACTGCGGCGAGTTCGGCCAGCAACTCGCGGATGCAGGAGGCGGCTTCTTTGCAGCATGGAGCGACATACCCTAATCCATCCGGACCTAGATCCAACCGCCGTATCAGCGCATCGCACTCGGCGTCGGTCATAGTCTTCAGCCCCAGCAATCCTTTGATGTAATTCTTGGGCATATTGCTCATCGTTCACTCTCCCCAATGCGATCAGGGAAGCCCACACGCGCAGACACTTCATTGAATTTTTCCACTACTGCACGCCCAAGGTTCACGCCAAGAGTTTCTGCCAACAGGTCGAGATAGGTACAAACGTCGGCCAGCTCGTCAGCAACCTGCTTGTCGGTGGGAGAGAACTTGTTGCCTGGAAGTCCGTCTCGCTCTCTATTACGCATCTTGAGCAACGACGCCAATTCTCCAAGCTCTCCGGTCACCGCGGTCAACCAGTCAGATGGGGACCACGACTCGATGCCTGCGGGATGCCACTTCAGGCAACGCGCTACATTGGCTGCGCGGAATGCATCGAACGTCAACGCTCTCGGCGCTGCGGCCAGCCCGGCGGCGTAGATATACCTTGTGCTGCGCCGCTCATGTTCGTTCGGCGTGTAGTCATCGCCAACTAGCTTGCGGTATTCTGAATCGCCAATTTCCAAGGCTCGCAGAATAAGCGCATCGCACTCGGCGTCGGTCAGGTCGCGGGTCATCCTTGTCCTCCCGCGCACGATCTCGCGCGCGCTGCTCGGTGAGCGCAGCAGGCGTTGGCGTATGACCGCCCGTTACCACGGTCTTCGGCGCTGGGCCGAATGTCACATTGCCGATCACCAATTTGCTGTTGTCGATCATGCTCGCTCCATGTCGTCAAGCCGCGCTAGGGCGGCGCGTAGCTTAGTCCGGCTCTCCATGTTGTCGTACCGCTGGAGAATCTTCACCTCGTCGATCACGTCCAGCATCGCCAGCACGCGCTCGGGCGAGAGGGCGCGCTGCATCGCCTGCAACGCTTCGACCTCTGATAGCGTGTACCCATTCTTCGGCGTCGCAGCCAGCGCAAGTTCGCGTAGTGTCGTCATCGTCCCTCCCCGCTCACGATTGCGCCAGCCGAAGCGCGGCCTGCGTCCGCGTGGCGACGCCCAGCCGCGCGTAGATCGCGCTCGCGTGTACCTTGACCGTCGCATACGCAATGCCCAACTGCGCCGCAATCTGGCGGTTCGTTAGGCCAAGAGCCATCAACGCGGCGACTTCCTCCTGGCGCGGCGAGAGGCTCACGCGAGCGCCTCTATCGTGTCGGCCAGATAGTCCAATTCGTCGCGATTGTACCGCGCATAGAAGCCCTTGCGGCCCAGCCCGTGAATGCCATTGGCGCCTTGGTGGTGATCGGGGCACAATGGAATCGTGAGCGTATCCTGCGCCCGTTGACTCGCCCCTTGGCCCTCGCGGATGTGATGCACTTGTACCGGCGTGGCCCCGCAGATGCAGCACGGCAGCGCCGCGACCTTGCCCATCCAGCGCTTGCCTGCGTTGCTCATGCCGCAGTCGCCACAAAGGAATCGAAGAGCGCGTCCAACTCGCCTAGAAACTTGACCGCTTCCGCTTCGACGGCGGCGATTTCCTCCGCAGTAGGCACAAAACGCCGGATAAATAGCGGCGATGCCTTCTGCATTCTCGGATCAAAGGCGACGAACTCGCACCATTTCCTTCCGGTGCAAAGTATCTCAACGATCATCTGCGGTTTATGTTCTTGCGGAATCTGTCCGACCATAACCCAATCAACAAACGTCGCGGTCGTCGGACATTTGATTTCAAGCACTCCATCATGCGACAACAGGCCGTCAGGCGTCGCGCCGAATAGGTCAATGCGTGGATGGTCGTAATAGCCGCAGTCCGCTATGAATTCTCCGGTTTCTGCTTCGTATGCCGCCTTGGCTTCGGCCTCGGTGTCCAGCCCCCATTGCATCGCCGGATTGACGTAATGCCGCGTGCTTTGGCCGGTCAGCCTCTCCGCGAGCAATTCGCGCATCAGGTTTGACCGCTCGGCGGTAGGTTCGCCGTTCTTCTTATATGACATGGCAACGGCCATGCGCGAGCCGGTCAGTTTCCCGGCCCTAGCCGCAAGCCAATGCCCGAGAGCTTCGCCTTCAAGCGGCATCTTGCGCCTCCGGATGATCGACCTTCGCGGCGGCTTGCTTCAACGACAGAATGTGATTCGCCAAAGCCTGCCGCATCGGTTTTCCAACTTCCGTCCACGCCGTTTGCAGCGCGACTGTGCCTTCAAGCGATGCGGCCCGCAATACTAGCAGGGCCTTTTCTTCCTCGTCGGTCAGCGGCGGCGATTCCGGGGCGATTCGCCCTTCGTCATTTTCGCCAGTTTCCAGCATTAGAAGTTTCAGCACCGCGCTTTTCGTGGCGTAGGAGAGCGCCTTCCCTGGCGCTTTGTCGCCGTAGTCGTCCGCATGGGCGTCAACGCAAATCGTAATGCGGTCGGTCGGCTCGTCTATGTTTACGAAATCAACCTCGAATCGGCCCTCGTATCGCCACGCGACATTGCCTTTCGATGACTTGCGCCCTGTGTCGATGGTGGCAGCGGAGATCACGCGCGGCTGCATGACAATTCCGGCTTTCACGAACGACGGGCGTGTAACGGCAGTAACCATGTCATGCGTAACGGCCATGTAGTTTTCTACCGCCTTATCCTTGCGGACATAGGCGACCTCTTGCATTACTTGCTGCACGCGCTGATAGATGTTCATGCCCTTCCTCGATTGGATGCCGCCGTCGCTCATGTCCGCGCCTCCGTCTGGCCGCACCGTTTGCAGCGGCGCTTTTCGGTGATCGGTTGCCTATACTTGTCGACCTCGATGAATTCGCCGGGACTGCCTGTCGGAGGCTTCACCTTGCGCCACCGGCCCCAGCGATGGCCGACGACGCGGCACCACAGCGCGGGCAGAGTCATGCTGCCGCCTGATAGCGGTCGCGGTAGCGGCGCATCCATTGCGTATTGCCAAAAGCGGCTTTGTCGCCACGGCGTGCGCCATCCTTGGTGCGCGGCCCGTGTTTGCGTTGGCCCCGCGTCGTCTGCTTGCGTTTGCTCATGCCTTCCCCCGCTTGATCGTGCGCACCTTGGCGCTGGTATCGGCCCGCGCCGCCTCTGCCTCGGCCATCCTCTGCCGCTGGCGGTCGCGGAACGCATCGCGGCCCTCGTCGGTCAGGTGATGCTCGGACGGCTCCCACTCCGCGACCGTCTTGCCGCGCTTCACCGGGACCGATAGCAGGGGCTTCATCCTGGACCGCCTCCATGTGTGTAGAGGCTCATATGCGCTCTCCCGTGCGCGGATCGAAGCCGAGCGCGATGAATTCGTTTTCGACCGCATCAAGGAACATGTTTTTTTGAGCGTCCCGTGCGGCGGCCCGTGCGGCGGCCCATGCGGCGGCCCATGCGGCGTCCCATGCGACGTCCCGTGCGGCGGCCCCTGCGGCGGCCCATGCGGCGGCCCCTGCGGCGGCCCCTGCGGCGGCCCCTGCGACGTCCCATGCGGCGTCCCATGCGGCGGCCCCTGCGGCGGCCCATGCGACGTCCCGTGCGGCGTCCCGTGCGGCGGCCCATGCGGCGGCCCCTGCGGCGGCCCCTGCGGCGGCCCCTGCGACGGCCCATGCGGCGGCCCCTGCGGCGGCCCCTGCGGCGTCCCGTGCGGCGGCCCCTGCGGCGGCCCATGCGGCGGCCCCTGCGGCGGCCCCTGCGGCGGCCCCTGCGACGGCCTGTGCGGCGGCCCATGCGGCGTCCCATGCGGCGTCCCATGCGACGTCCCGTGCGGCGGCCCATGCGACGTCCCGTGCGGCGGCCCGCAATTTTTCGTTGCCTGTCTCCAAATACTCGCGGGCAACCTGCGGCGCATCCCACAGATGAATTACTTGCAGCGCGGCCCAGCGCGACATATCCCGTAGCAATTCGGTTGCATCGAATCGAACAATAATGCGGCGGCGATGACAAACGAGCTTGTCGGTTTGTCGGTCTTCGATTCCATCGCATTCGACCAGACACAATGTCTCACCGGGAACGTATTCCAGCGCATCGAACGGATGCAAGCTCGCGTGTAGACCGGATTCGCAGATGACGCAGCGACCGGGATAATCCAGCCATGCGCCGTCAGCAGGAACGGATGAGCCATCGCGCAGCGTTGCGCCGACGAAATGATAGGCGATAATCATGTCAGCACTTCGCACGCCATCAGCACAATCGCGATCAGCACGACCGCGAGCACGTAGACATCGCCGATCCGTTCCTCGGGGATGCGCAAGTCTGGCAGGTAACGCAGCCACAGCCGGCGGCGGATGTCGTAGGGACTCATGGCGCACGCTCGGTCAGGATGTAGCCGCGACCGGCGCAGGTCATGCAACGCGACGTGGACACAATGTCGAGGTTGCCGGCGATAATACCTGTTTCGCCGCGCCCCTCGCATACCGGGCAGACCTCGCGCACCGTCGGCGTCAGCGCAGCCTTGAACGCATCGCTCACGCCCGGATCGGCGCGGATCAGATCAAGCGGATCTGTCATCGTTTGTTCCCTCCATTTCTGCTAGACAATTGGGGCAGGTGACTTCGCTGCACTCGAATGTATAGGCATCCTCGCTCCCATCGCCAGCGCAATCGCAGAACGGGATGCAGTCCCGCGCCCACTCGGGATGTGCCGGCAAATAGCGGCGAACGTCGTTCAGGTGGATCACCACTGAATCGTACTCGCGCCGCAAAGTATTTGCAAGTGGTCCCGCTAACTATTTGACAAGCCGCTTTTCGTGGGCTAGAATTCGCGCATGACATTCGATGATCTTGTCTCCCGCTATGGCGACTCGGACACGGCCATCGCCGGCAAACTCGGTGTGTCCCGGCAGCTTGTGGCGCATTGGCGCCGGGCCGGGATCAGCGAAGCGCGGCAGGCATGGATTCAGCAAGTGACGCGCGGCAGGATGCGTGCCGCGAAGGGTACTGCCAAGGGTACTGCCAAGGGTACTGCCAAGGCTGCGATGTGAGCGGTCGCTTTCCTCGAGCGTGGGCGGCGAAGTTGGCCGAGGATCAGGACAAGCGGCGGCGTGATGAGGCAATCAACAAAGCGTGGGATGTCATCGAACCGATGCGCGGCGGGTCCGCGCGGGCCTTCGCCGGGCTCCCGGAGTCAAGCCGGACAGATGAGGGTGCGGGTCCACTGTCGACCGTGGCACTGACGGAAAACGGCGAACACGGAAACAGGAGGGTCGGCATAGCGTCCGGCTCGCTCACCCTTCGCCCCCCAATCGACAGCTCGAACGGTCGCCTTCCCCGGCCGTCGTCGGTGGCGGGGGCTCCCAAGTCCAAGGAAAAAGGCAAACCCGGCGCTGGGCGAGCCTTTCGCAAGGGTCAGGCTACCCTCGCCCCACTCGTCGCCATTTGCCGCGCTGCGGGCCTTCCTGTGCCGTCGCCCGAATACCGTTTCGACGAAAAGCGCCGTTTCCGGTTCGACTATGCCTGGCCGACGGTCAAACTTGGCCTTGAGGTCGAGGGCGGGGTGTGGCGGGGGTACGGCAAGGCGGGCGCCGGCGGGGCTCATTCGCACCCGGTCAACATCGAGCGCGACATTGAAAAATACAACCTTGCCGCCTTGGCCGGCTGGCGCGTGCTGCGATACGCACCGGAGGATCTGACGTCCAAGGCGCTGCCGGACCTGCTGGCGTATTTTGCTGCGTCAAGTCTAAATGGATGACCTGCTGGCCGAGGTGCCGATGCTGGCGGTCATCGCGTTACTCCGGTAGGCTTGCCACAGGGGTCAAGCGTCGGCGGCCGGCAGCCCAGCCTGTGAGTGATTCGAATACGTCGCCCACGACGGGTAGTAGTCTTCCGCCTGATTCCCCCATGCCGCCCAGCCCTTGCGCGCTCCTCTGGCGAATAGTTCTAGGTAGGGCCCCGAGCTGCACTCCTCGATGAGCTGGTACAGCTCGTCCGGCTTGCGGGAATGCTCCCGCTTCATGGTCCTGAGAATGTTGACCTGCCGCCGGCCGGGCGCAAGCGTGCGAGCGTTCTTGCCTCTGATGCCGAACAGCACCAGTTCGGTCGTGTTGCGGAAGTAGAAGCCAACCCCTCGGCCGTCTGGTCCGCCATCCTTGCGGACCTTGTGCCACACGATGTTGGTCTTGTACTCGAAGCCCCATGCCTGCAGCACGCGCAGGCCCTCCGGAAGCAGGGCGTTCGGAACCCACAGATAGAGGTGAGCTGTCTCCGTAGTGAGATCCGCGACCGGAAGCGTCACGATGTCTTCGAGGCCCATCGTCCCGTACCGCGCGAGGCGCTTGTGTTCGGGCGCCATCTTCCCGGT